AACAACGGTTCTATCCCTGAAGGCTACACAGTAAACAACTACTTGACAGATACAAATGCCTGGTTCTTGACTACTGATGTACCTAACGGTATGAAGCACTTTGTTCGTACACCTATGGCAACTGGCATGGACGGCGACTTTGATACTGGTAACGTACGTTACAAGGCTCGTGAGCGTTATTCATTCGGTTTCTCAGACCCATTGGGTATGTTCGGTTCACAAGGTGCGTAATCACCCCCCTTGCTATCTCTGATGGCTTGGAGCCCCTCTTCGGAGGGGCATTTTTTTATTTAAAACAGTTGCAACTTCTTTAAAATAGAGTAATATTACTGAAACCGGGTGAACCGGCTTATTAGACTGCCCCGGCAGACGCATACAAGACTAATAAGCTTATCTTTGTATGAAGGAATCAAAATGGGCATGACTAATTTCTCTGGTCCAATCGTGGCTGGCAATATCCGTAACACTACTGGTACAACACCTGGCACAAACGTGGCTAACGTAGGTTTTGTAGTAATGGCTCAATCAGCTGTTATTGACATCACTGGTGCAAGCACAACTACTAACGTCGCTGTTATTCCAGCAAACTCACAAATTATTGACTGTATCCTAAACGTAACTACAGCTAGTACAGACACTAACGCTGCTGCTGTTGTTGTAGGTTACACAGGCAACACAAATGCTTTCTTTCCATCAACAAGCGTTAAAACTGTAGCTACAACACATGCTTCTGCTTTAGAAGTTCAAGCTACCGATGTAGGCGCTACAGACATCCAAGTATTTGCTACATTTACTGGTACTGATGGTGATGGCGCTGGTGCAGCTACTGTGACTGTTGTTTACTTGCAAGCTCGTAACTTGACAGCTTAATTAATCTGGGGGTTCGCCCCCTATTTAACCTTATTGGAGATTAATTATGGGTATGCAATATGATGTAAAGGCGACGGCAATAGCCGCTGCTCAAACTAATGCGGCCGTGTTTGCCGGTCCAGCTCGTATTAAAGGTATGATTGTTGCTATCCCAGCAGCAGGTGGTACTTTAGTTCTACGCGATGGTTCTGGCGGTACTATAAGATTTAGTTTTGTAGCCCCAGCTGGCGATGCCACAGTAACTAATATTTTGGTTCCTGGAGAAGGAATACGTTGCGATAGCGGTATTTATGCAACAACTCCGGCGGATATGCCTGTTACGGTGTTTTATGGCTAAGTCGCCCGCTTGGACTCGCAAAGAAGGTAAGTCCGAATCTGGAGGCTTAAACGCCAAAGGACGGGCTTCCTATAATGCAGCTAACCCTGGTAAGCCTGGGCTTAAGCGCCCTCAACCAGAGGGTGGCTCACGTCGTGATTCTTTCTGCGCCCGTATGAAGGGCATGAAGAAAAAACTGACTTCAGCTAAGACAGCAAATGACCCAGATTCACGTATTAACAAGTCTTTACGGGCTTGGAACTGCAAAGAAGGCGGTTCTGTTCGTGGTGGTGGCTGCGAGATTCGTGGCAAGACTAAAGGCAAAATGGTATGAAAGACATCTTTAAAGACTTAAATGATGGTACAAAACATCTTATTGATGCCGCGTCTATCGCTACTGTATTAGGAACTCTTGTGGAAATGCTACCTTCTATTGCTGCATTATTTACTATATGCTGGACAGCAATCCGCATTTACGAAACCGATACTATTCAAGGCCTTTTGGGGAAGAAGAAAGATGCCGAGTAAGAGTAAAGCACAGCGTAATTTAATGGCAGCCGCAGCACACAATCCTGCGTTTGCTAAGAAGGTTGGCGTTCCAACAAGCGTCGCTAAAGAGTTTAACCGAGCCGATAAAGGCAAAAAATTTAAAGGTGGTGGCATGGCTACTAAAAAGACAAAACGATTTGCTGAAGGCGGGATAACCATCAATCAGCAGCCAGCAGAGCAAACACAACTAGCTGGTTTAGCTGGGTATGGTAGTGGTGAAAACTCTTTATACCCAACTCGTAGCGGTGAATCAGCAGGTGCAGGTTCTCAGACTACACAAACTTTTAATATGCAACCACAAGCTAACGCGTCTCCAATGGAAACAACTACCATGAAGCGTGGCGGCAAAGTATCTTCTGCATCCAAACGTGGTGATGGATGCGCAATCCGTGGAAAGACAAGGGCTTAATATTATGAAAAAAGTTAAAAAATTTGGTTTTGGTGGCGCGTTAAAAGGTGTAGGTGCAGCAGTTAAAAAAGCAGTTGCAAAATTACCTCCTCAAGCTCCTGTAGGTGGAAGCAAACTAGGCGCTTCAGATGCACAAGCTGCGCTGTCTAAAATTAATGCAGCAAAGCAAGCGCCTTATCAATTGTCTACACAAAAACAAATGCAAGAGGCAGCAATGAAGCAACAACCGAATCAAAAGGCTCCTTTGGCTGGTAAAAATATAGGAGACATTAGAAAAATAGGCACGGGTCTTGGGGCTTTTGCAAAAAAACCAGGCATGAAAGCAGGTGGCGAAGTGAAACATTCAGACGTTAAGATGGATAAGAAAGTTGTCAAGAAAGCTGTTGGCATGCACGAGAAGCAGTTGCATGGTGGCAAAAAATCTGACATGAGTAAACTAAAGTCTGGCGGCATGGCTTGTGCCCCTAAGAAAATGGCTAAAGGTGGTGGCATTGAAGTACGTGGCAAAACCAAAGGCACAATGGTCAAAATGAAGCGTGGCGGGAGCTGCTAATCATGGGAATCCTACAAGACCTAAAAGATAAAGTTATGGGCACTGAAGAGCAGAATGCCAAAGCCAAGAAAGAAATGGCGGAACAAGATGCTAAGAACCCTGACACAACGCAAGCTAAAGTAAACCGCATGGTTGAGAAGATTAAGCCGTCAGAGCCTGTTAAAAAAGCTAAGGGCGGTATGGTTGGCTCAGCATCTAAGCGTGCTGATGGCTGCGCTCAACGTGGTAAAACTCGTGGGAGAATGGTGTAATTATGCAAGGTGAATTTGATTTTGACGAAAAACCGTCTAAAGGCAAGACTCGTGAGCAACTACAAGACGACCTTAAAAAATACGGCATTAGCCCTAGACCTGGGTATGACCCAGCTGGTCCAAATTTACCTGATAACGTAGACCGCCCTTCCACTACAAGAGAAAAATATGCTGCAAAAGCGGCAGAAAATGAGGACTTTAAAGACAAACGTATTAAAGCTACTCCTTTAACAGTTTCTTCTGAACTAGCTAAGATGAAAGAAATTTTATCTAAGCCAAAAGGTGGCGGCGGTGGCGGCGGTATGCCATCAGACAAGATGGATAAAATGAAGAAGATGAACTACAAGTCAGGCGGCAAAGTTTCTTCCGCTTCTAAACGTGCTGACGGATGCTGTATCCGTGGAAAGACAAAGGCTTAATATGAGAGCTAGTCGTGGTATGGGGGACATCAACCCATCTAAGATGCCTACAGGGAAAAAGAAAGCCCGTAGAGATGACACTGACTTCACGCAATATGCTGAAGGCGGTAAAGTTAAGTCTAAAGTAAACGCGGCTGGTAACTACACAAAGCCTGGTAAACGCAAAGCTTTGTTTGAAAGCATTAAGAACAGTGCAGTTCAAGGTACGGCAGCTGGACAATGGTCCGCCCGTAAGGCACAATTATTAGCTAAGAAGTACAAAGCTTCTGGCGGCGGGTACAAGTAAGTGAGTGGCCTTGCAAAAAGTCAGCGCTCTCTTAAGTCCTGGACCGCTCAAAAGTGGACGACTAAGTCTGGGAAGCGTTCAAGTGACACTGGAGAACGATACTTGCCAGAAAAAGCAATTAAAGCGTTGTCACCTGCTGAATATGCAGCAACAACCAAAGCAAAACGAGCAGGAAAAGCAGCTGGAAAACAGTTTGTAGCCCAGCCTAAGAGTGTTAAACAAAAAGTAAAACCGTACCGAAAGGTTAAATAATGAGCACATCAGGTACATCGTCGTTTAACTTAGACCTAAATAACATCGTCGAAGAAGCCTTCGAACGCTGTGGTTTAGAGTTACGTACTGGTTATGACCTAAAGACCGCTAGACGTTCTATGAACTTGTTGTGCATGGAGTGGTCAAACCGCGGCATTAATCTTTGGACAGTTGAGCAACAATCAATTGCTATGGTTACTGGGCAGCCAATCTACCCGTTGCCTATCGACACAGTAGACATCCTTGATGCGGTTATCCGTACAAATAACGGCAGCACATCAAACCAGATTGACATCAATATCAGCCGTATTGCTGAGCCGACTTACATGTCAATCCCAAATAAGTTAACAACTGGACGCCCAATCCAGATGTATGTCAACCGTCAATCAGGCATGAGCAACGCTACAACTGTTACCTTAGTTGGTAATATTTCTTCTACTGATACAACGATTACGCTTAGCTCTACAGCTAACTTAGCTTCTGTGGGCTTTATTAAGATTGACAACGAGACTATCAGCTATTCAAACATCAGTGGCAATCAGTTAGTAAACTGCTACCGTGGGCAGAACAATACGACAGCTGCAGCACATACAACTGGGGCGTCAATTACCGTACAGAATTTACCGTGCGTAAATCTATGGCCTACGCCTAACCCACCAGGCAATCAGTACACATTTGTGTATTACAGACTACGTCGCATGCAAGACGCCGGTGTTGGTGGTAGTTTTGAGCAAGATATTCCATATCGTCTGCTCCCAGCGTTAGTAGCTGGTTTAGCTTATTACATGTCTATGAAAAAGTCTGAAGTGTCCCCAGACCGTATCATGATGCTTAAACAAGATTACGAGCAACAGTTTCAGTTAGCCGCTGACGAAGATAGAGATAAAGCGTCAGTAAGATTTGTTCCACGTAATATGTTTTATTACAGGTAAGCATGCCTACTAAGTTTGCGTCAGGTAAAAATGCAATCGCCCAATGTGACCGCTGTGACCAGCGTTACAAGCTAAGGGAATTGCGTACCCAGACAGTCAAGACGAAGCCTTTTAAGATTAAGGTGTGTAAGTCTTGCTGGGACCCTGACCATCCACAGTTACAGTTAGGTATGTACCCTGTGAACGACCCGCAGGCAATACGTGAACCACGTCCTGA